TTCTTGTACTTTTACAATATCTTCAATTCGTTTAGCTTCGTAATGATGTTGATCAACTGCAAGTTGAATTACACCATCTGTGTTGTTTTGATAAGTTACTGCACTTCCTGCAGACTTAGCAGCAGCAGTATCTTCTGCTACTTTCGGTATGTTAAGTATGTCGCCACCACCTGCTAACATAGATGAGAAGTCTGATACTTGGTTACGAAGAACGAATTTTCGTTCTGCATAGTCAAGAATTGCATCTCTCCACATTTCAGGAATAAAATTAGCAGCAGTTGTTATTGTTACATTTCCATCAGCCATTTTAATCTCCTTCGATTAGTTTTTAGCATACCCCTCTACTATCTGTTTCCAAAGAGTTGGATTCTTCTTTGCAGCTTCACGATCCTTATCGGATAAGTCTGCCCACTTCGTATTTGAAGCGAACTTGCCACTAGAAGTAACTTCTTTAGCATCAGATATTTGCACTTTACTCTTTCCCAGTCTTTCAATGTGCTTTTCCAACTTAATTGTTGTGAGGTCTTGGTATATATCTTGATCATCATCTGAAAGTTGGGACAGCAGATGTTCTCGTCTTTGTTTTTCTTGGATTTCAAAGTTTTCTACGATTGGCTTTAACTTCTCGTTTTCTATCTTTAGTCCTTCATACAAAGATTTAAACTCCTCTTTTTCTTCAAGTTGTTTTGTTTCCTGAAGTTTGAGGTTGTCTTTGAGTTCATTCAACTCAGCTTCTGCTGCTTGGCTTCTTTGTCGGTACTTCTTGCTTTCTGCAATTAAGTTTCCAACTTCATTACTTACTTCCTGTGTAGGAGTTTCTGCTACTGCTTGTTCTTCTACTATTACTGTTTCTTCGGACATACTGCCCTCCTGTGTTATTTACCTATTTTAATGGTGATAGGTTTGCTTTCATATTTCTTTACATTCCTATCAACAATCTTTTGTAAGAATAATGCAGAACTATCTCTATTCTTACCACTTAAATCTGCTATGACATAATTATTATTATCTTCATTCCATTTTACTTTATCACCTTCTAAAAATATTAATGTGGCTCTATCTCGTTTGCCTTCAGGTGTAATTCTATTTTTTGTATCTCCACTTAACATCATGGTTACTCTATCACTCTTTCTAAACTTTCCTAATGCACCAGTTGCTTTCTTTGCTGCATATTCTTTTGACTTATATTTAAAAATACCATTTTGCATGACACCTTTGTTCATGTCTTTAACAATCAACCCTCTTGCATGAGAAGCTAATTGTCCATAATTCGTCTTAGTAAAGTTGGCTATATCTTTAGCTTTCATAATACTGGCACCCATTCATGCCTACAATTAAATCCACCACCACCTTCTATGGTGGTATTGGTTTCTGTTGGTATTTGGTCAGCTGTTATTTGCCCTGCTGCTAATCCAGTTTGACATTCATCTCTTGTTACTTCATCATCAGGACCAACATATTCATACTTTTGTTCAGGCACATCTTGAAATAACTTTGCAGTAGTTGTTCTACTAAATCGTGCAAAACTATCATTCAATAACATTACTTGTTGTTTACTACTTAATGCTCTACCTACTCCATAGGTTTCGGTTAGCCCTTGCATAATACTTGCAGAACTTTGTCCAGTAAGCAATCCTCTAAACATAGCAGTCTTTAATTCATTAGCATATCGTGTTACTCCTGCAGATATAGTTGTTAAGTCTAGTATGCTTAATATCTCTACTGCTTGAACTGCAGTTGCTGCTTGTCTAGTTCGTTGTTTTCCTTTTAATAAAGCAAAGGTTTTAATCGCATTTTTATCATACGATCCTTTTACCTTAGCTAACAATGCAGGAAATCCTAAAGCATTTAACTCATCTACAAAGTTAATCTGCTTGAATGCTGTTGCTAATCCTGCATCATCTAATACAGTTAATCCACCTAACACCTTCTCAATCTTTTTAAGAAGTTGTGTTTGGATTTTCTCCATATCTTTTTTATAGAAGTCTAAGTCAGCCATTATTCTTGTGCATTAATGATTTGGTCTATTAAAGTTCCTTCAGGTGTTTCAGGTGCTTCAGAATCTATCTGCTCTACAATACCTTCAATCTCATCATCTTGTAAGTCAGGATTCTTCTTTCGTAGATAACTCTTTCGTGTTTCTAGGTTGTTCTTAAATGCCCAATCATAGTATTTGATTTCCTCATCACTACTCATTGGCACTTCTCGTTCAGTAAAGTCTATACTAAACTGGTCACCTAACTGAATACCACCTGATACTTCACAGATTCGTTGTGCAATTTTAAATTGTTGTTTCTCAAAGGGTCTATAGATTTGTTCTATATCACTTCTTAGGGCATCTTGTAAGTCAATCTCACTCATCTTCTTAGATAGCCCTGACTCTTGTCCTTTGTTTGTCCAGTTGATTCTGACATTGTTTGCTTGTGCAATACTATCTACCATATATTTGGTTGATTCAATCATAGCTTGAACATTGGCATTCGGTGTTGCATAACTAAAGTTTGCCCCTTCAGGTAGCACTAATGCTTTATCTTGCCCCATAGTGATTCGTTGTTCGGTATCTAATCCAGTAAATACTGGTTGTCCTAATTGGAATCGTCCATGTAAAGCAAGTTCTGTTAGCATAATGTTAATACTTCTCATACCATCTACTAAGTCTGATGCACCTTCTCTAAAGAAATCTCTAGTGTATAGATGTCTATGTCCAATAGCAAAAGGTATTATATCTCCATAAGGGTTTCTATCTCCATCTACAATAGAAGTAATCTTACCTCTACTGCTAATCATAAAGTGTTTCCCTTCCATATCTTCTGTGTCTTTACTCCAAAACATATACTGTGCATCTTCTGACCTTGCTTGTAGTTGGCTTTCTGCCTGATACATAATAGCAAATGGCTCATCTTCGTTTGGTTTAAAGAATGGCACAAAGAAATGGATTGGTCTATACTTTAGTTTCTTTTCAGACTCGTCCCAATGAGTATAGAGTGCTTCAGTACCTAAGAGATAAGTCAGTTGCTCAAATTGTTTCATGAACGAATCAAAGTCCCCTATGACATCGTTATACTTGTCATTGAATCGTACTGGTTGTTGTTGATATACCAATGCTCTACGACTTATAATGTTTCTTACAAGGTTTATATACATTGGTGGAATAGCAGATAAGGATTCACTATCGAAGTATTGTTTTAAATCATGTTCTAAGTTTACCCCTTCATAGTAGTCCAATAATCGTTCTCTTTCTTCCATCTGATTATCGTAACCTTCTTCTATTGTTTCCATCAATAGCTTATGTAGCATCTGTTCTGTTAAATTATAAATTATCATGTTTCGTACCTTTTATAAAATTTCTGTTCTTGGGTTTCCATATATCTGTCTTGGAAGTCCTTGATTAGTTGTTGATTTAATTCGTCCTCTTTTATACTTAATCGATGTCCCCACATCATAGCACCTGTCATGCTTAAAATAATCCCTACACATAATCCTAAGAAAAACATTACCATTGTATTGCCTTTGCTTGTCCCTTGAATCCATATCGGTATTCAATAGGATACATTAATCCATCTAAAAAGTGAGATAAGGTTTCAGTCTTTAACATCTGTCCATTCTCTAGTGTGCATAGTTCTAAATCTCTTATAGTCTTAGTGCATTTAGGATTAATAAATAGCTTATGTTTCCCAGTAGCATCTTCTAACATTCTATTCAAAGCATTCATTCTGTCCTTCTGTGTAGGATTAGCTTTCTTAGCTATCACAGTAAACCCTGCTTCTTGCAATATCTTATGGTCTGACTTTGTGCTATTAGAAGTTCTTGCCTTACCTGCTGGGTCAGGATATACTGGTAAGCCCCTACCTTTAAGCTGCATAAGTTTAGCCAATTCAAAAGTATTGCTATTCTGTAACCCAATCTCATCAAATACATAGACTTCCCCTGCTGTATTCTCGCACATAAGGATTGCAGTCATGTATGATGCAACCCCAAAGTCAATTCCCCAAAACATTCGTGGACTCTTTTCCATTACTCTACAATGGATATCTCTACTAAAGTTATAAGCACATCTATTCGCTGCAGTTAAGAATGATGCTTCATACTCTTGTTGGAATGTTCGCTTATCTAAATTCTTTTTGGCATTCTCTATTTCATCTGAAGAAATAAAGCCACCTTCTAATGTGGTGAACTGCCAACTCTTATAATCTCCATTATCTGACTGTCCTTTAACGAACAAATCATAGAAGTGGTTTAATCCACTTGGAGTTCCTACAAACAATGCTTCACCTCTTGATTCTGCTAGTGTAGGTTGTATAATCTCTCCCCAAACATTCTCTTTCATGAAAGCATATTCGTCCATGACTACCATCGTTGTAGATACCCCTCGAAGTGAGTCGGGTTTGTCTGCCCCTTTAAGTTCAATCTTTGCACCATTATCAAGTGTAATTGATAATTCAGTTTCATTGATAGTTGCTTGTTTACTCGCAAATATTCCTTTGAGAAGATTCCAAGATACCATCTTAGCTTGTCTATATGTAGGAAAGACAATCCATCTTCTCTCATTTGCTTCCAAAGGTTTATTAAGTAGAAATAAGACACTAAAATATGATTTACCAAACCTTCTACCACTTGAAACAATCTTATATCTTGATGGATCGTTAAGGATTTCCCTTCTCTTGCCATCAATTTTCCACTTCATCTAAGTCAAACACCTTTATAGGTTCATCTGTTGTATCTTTAATTCCTATAGATTGATTCGGTTTCCCTAAGATTCTATCTGCTAAGAAATTAACAGCAGTCATGTTACCATCTAATGCTTCTTCATAGACTGTATTCACTACTGCTTCAAGCATAGTTTTCTTTGATCTACCTACTGGAGTATTAGCTAATGTCTTGATATGCTCATTGAGTGCAAACTCGTTTGGTCGCCCATTAGGATTACCTGATTGCCCTTTCTTCCATTGGTGTTTAACCAAATTGTCGTTCTTTTTTTTATCGCTGTTTTTTCGTTGTTTTACAACGACTTTCTTTTTTGTTTTAGCTGCAGCCAAACTAATCACCCCACTATTTGAAGGTTATGTTCGTTAATAAACGAAATGGAAGGTGTTACCCTTCTACTATATAGGGGCAAAAAGACTACAAGAAACCCTATTCTAAGGCTTTAAATGGCTATATCTGTTGATATTGTTGAAGAAATTAATTTATTTAGGACTACAAAAAAGCCCCATATTTCAGGGGCTGATTTGTCTAACTGATATTAGAGGTAAAACAATTATATTATAATGTATCTTTTCTTACTTGTTTCATGCTAATCATGTCATTCATGCTACCAAGTAAATCCCTTCTTCCCACATAATACTGCAAAAGCTGTGTGTTTGGATTTTCTTTAGCTTCTTCTTCAGCTATTCTTGCTCTTACCCAACCTGTTTCCATTCTAAGGATTTTGTAAACATGTTCCATGCCAACTACATAGTCTTTTTCATCATATTTACTAAGATTTTCCATAGCTTTTTCTTCTAATTGTTTCATTGTTTCGTTTAAGTTCATTTTATTCTCCTTTATTTAATTAACACTTAATTATAAGGGTTATTAAAATAAAAGTGTTTTATATTATTTTCTTTTTAGTCGTAAAGTTACCCTTGTTGCTTCGGCTTCTAACTTCTTTATGGCTCGTTGATAATAGGTTTTAGCAGCAGATTCTGATATGCCTAGATTAAACCCTATATCTTCAAACTTATTCTTATCTACTGCTCGTTCTATGAAGCATTGATATTCTTGATCTGATAGTTGCCTTCCCCCTACAACTCCAGTAAGTACATATTTTAATTCTTCTATTATCTTTATTTGGTCTTTCTCTACTTCATCTATTAAGTCTTGGTATCCTTTAGCTGTATTTTCTATGTCGTTTTTCAAAACAACTCCCTTTGTGCAGTTCGTTTTTTAATTAATTTTTCATATTCAGGATTGAGTTCTACTCCAATCCATTTTCTCCAATTTCTTTGTGCTACCATTGCAGTCGTGCCACTACCCATAAAACAATCTAATACTATACCTGATTTTGTTT